AAAAAAAGTTAAAAAAATAGTAAAGTTTACAAGAAGGGGGTAAAGCCATAGAAAAAATAGGACTCTGTATGTTTGTTGGGTTTTGTTTGGTGAGGTTTGTGATTTCGGAACAATTAACCAGATTTTTGATTTGGTTAGACGGGGATATATATCCATCTAAGAAGAAACTATTTCCTGGTAGATGGGATTAACATTTGATAAGGAGACAATTAAATGTTGGTAAGTTTGGATGTATTAAACGAAGCTATGGATAAGAAATTTAGGGTTGGGGTATTGGCATTGGGTCAATATAACGAATGTTTGGTCAAACGAGTATGGTTTGATGATATGCATGATATGGTGGAATTCTATATTTTGGCCAGTAAGAAGAAATGGAAAGTTGCAAACCATTCTATTGCATTGATGAGGGTGCTATAATATAGCCTATACTTGAGATGATTATAAATAGAATAAAGGAAGAAGTCATCCTTTATAAGAAACTTGGATTTCGGTATTATCTGTTATACATGGCAAGTAGATATTTGATCTCGTATTGGACTGCATTATTCCTAATATGGACAGTCATAATAATACTACTACAGAGAAAGGGGTACTTATAATGTCATTGACACAACAAGAACTACATGAACAAATACTATATCCAGTAACTAGAGTAAAGGCACAAAGTGCAGGTGGTTCTGGTGTATTGGTATACAGTAAAGAAGATCCCGAAAATGATGGTGAGTGGATCAATGTTGTACTAACCTGTCAACACGTTGTAGACAGTGCAATCACTGTCAAAAACGAATGGGATTCACTACTCAAACGTGAAGTTAAAAAGGATGTAATGGAAGAAGTTTCTGTAGAGGTATTTGACTATGTGGGTAGTAAAATTGCATCTGCAAACAGTACACAAGCAGAGATAATTGCATATGATAAGAACCATGATCTAGCTGCAGTCAAACTAACCAATACCAAAAGACTTGATTGGGTTGCATCACTATATCCAGAGGATGGAATCGACGATTTGAAATTGTTTGATGAGGTTTGGACTAGTGGTTGTAGTCTGTTGCATGATCCATTCTCAAACAAGGGTGAACTTACTTATCTAAGGGAGATGATCGAGCAGAAGTCATATTTGATGTATAATGCACCATCCATATTCGGTAATTCGGGTGGTGGATTGTTTCATGGTAGTGGTGGTCTCCTGGGGTTGTGTTCACGGATAACTAATATTCAGTTGGGATTTGGTATCGATGTTATGACTTGGATGGGGTTTTCTACACATCCAGATAGGATATATGAGTTCTTAGAACATCAGGAATTGCAGTTCATATACGACGACGATGATAACTACTATGATGCACTGGAAAGAAGGGCAACTGCACAAAAAGAGTCGTTGAGACACTTATTTGCTGAGGATAAGGGTGCGGATAAAGTACCTGAACCCGATAAAGCAACAGGTGGTAAACGAAAAGATTAGGGGAATGATATGTATCATCCAAAATTAGACGAAAAGGAAACTCATCTGAGATACGGGACTTTCATGGAGTTCCAAGAATATCTCACAGAAAAACAAATATTGTTCAACCAGGGTAGGAATTATGGTCAGATTGTGTTCCTAGCTGGAGGTGCAGGATCGGGAAAAGGATTTGCAACTAGCAACTTCCTGGAAGCAAAGAAATTCAAGATCCGTGATGTAGATGAGTGGAAGAAAGCTTTCATGGAGTTGGATAGAATTTCTAAGAACAAACAATATAAGGACTCAAAGGGTAGGAGATTGGGTGATTTGGATTTGAGAAATCCAGATCATGTATTTTCATTACACATGGCAGTCAAGAAATTAAAGATCAAGGTCAAAACTCTTGATCTCTTATTGAAGGATTTGAATGCACGACATCTACCGAATATCCTATTCGATATCACCTTGAAAGAAATGGATGATATATCCGAAGTACTACCTGCACTCAGAGGTGTGGGGTATAGTTCACGGGATGTGCATATCGTGTGGGTACTTGCAAACTACCATGTTGCAGTCCAAGCTAATATGGATAGGGAACGTGTAGTTCCTGATGATATCCTATTACAGACACATGAGGGTGCAGTCAATACCATGTATGATCTTATCCGAAGGAAAGGTGTCTATGGGATAGATGGTGCAATCCATGTTATACTGAACAATCGTGAAAATACCGTATATTGGGAACGACCCGATGGTACGGAAACTAACGTTATCAAGGACTTTACATATCTAACCTTGAAAAAGGAAGGTCAGTCATTTTTTGATGAAGATGAGGTCAATCAACAAGTATTTGATTGGATTAAGGATAATGTACCGAAATCTGGTAAGACTGCACACCTGTGGGGTGGTATGGGTAGAGGTACGGACGATGAGGATATAGTCACTGGAACAAGTGCAAAGGATATTGATTGGGAAGGTGATATGGAAACCACAAGAGGTTCATGGAGCAGTGGAAGAAGGTGATTTTGGTCATTGGTTGTCTGAAGAATTCGATCCGTTGGAGTGGTTTGGGTTCATATACCGTATAACCAACAAGAAAACCAAACGTTCTTATATTGGTAGAAAACAATTGATTTCCATGAGGCGTAAGAAAGTTAAGGGCAGAGTCAATAGAAAGATTACTCGAAAGGAGTCCGACTGGAAAGGATATACTGGATCCTGTGATGAGCTCAATGAGGAAATAAATACCATTGGCAAAGATAAGTTCAAATTTGAGATATTGAAATTATGCAAAACCAAAGGTGAATTGGGTTACTGGGAAACCAAGTTGCAATTCGATGAAGATGTATTACATTCAAGATTTCCCGATGGTACGAGGAAATACTATAATTCCAACATAATGAATAGATGGTTTTATAAGGAGTAATGATGAGTAGAAACAAAACCTACGAAGAATGGTTGTCTGATACATACGGGGTAGTTCGTATCAAGTCTCGCAAGAAAACTAAAAACACCAAAAATGGTGTACTTCCAGAAGAAAAGGACAGTAGGACTTGGAAGAAATATCGTAAGAATCAATACAAATGATCAGACCAAAAAGACTGCTTCGTGGTGTTGTAAAGACTGCGATTAAGGCATCACCGATACCAGTTCCAGATTTTGTACAAGAACAATTGGGTCTACAGAATGACGAAATGAAATCGTTATCAAGAAAAATAGATAGATTAGAAAAAAAGTTAGACAAAATACTGGAGTTGGTACGGTAATTGCAGCTATAGTAGTATGATGACAAGTGAAAGGAAGATCAGGATTATATAATGACAACAACCAACCAAAAATATCCTACCGATGTAGTAATCAAGCAAACCTTATTTCAAGTACAGAATGATGGTGAGTACAGAAAAGCTGATGCACTCCAAAGTGGAAATAGTACTCCGATGAGAGTCAGAGAATTTTGTGAGGTGGAATCTCAAGAAGATTTCAGTGGAATTGCATACTCTGATTCTATAATTTCACAGTACAGTAATATTGTGGATTATGTAGATGGGTTGTATAAAGATTCACAAATGACAAGTACTCTAAATCCTGATTATGTAGAAAGTAGTTTCGAGAAGGATTATGTACACCCCATTAGAGAATGTATTGTCTCCAATGATACAGAATCCTTGATGGTTGGTAAGGTTGCATCCATTGTAAATTTCTACAATCAATATGAGTACTTCAAGAAATTTGCATATTCAGAAGAACCCATAGGAACGATTGGTGAACGTGAAGATTTTTTCGTGAAACTAATTGACCGTAGATCTGTAAATGATAAGGATGTGTTCAAGGTAGTTACCCGCGATGGTAGGTTGGGTACTTTTTGGGCAATGCCTCATATCAATGCAGATAGTGGGAAACCAGGAAATTTGGATATAGGGGATTGTATGGTTATTCGGGTGACTCCGAAGAAATACGAACACAGTAAATATGATAAGATGCAAATGACCACATTTGGTGGTAAGATACAAGTGAAGGAAAATGTAGGACAAACAAGAGAGGAAAGACATTCGTGAGAAGTGAAGTAATTGATTATCTAAATGGTCGTAATGATAATCAATCAAGACCGACCATTATGGAAGTATTGAACAGTACGTCATGTGAGAATGAACGTACTGTACACAGTCATATGAAGCAGTACTATATAGATAAATACAAAGTGAGGACAAGAGTAAATGAGGATCGAAAAACGAAAATTGACACGGAAACTACGGAAGAAACAACAACGGATTCAGAGACACTTCAAGAAACAACGTAATAATATGTTGACAAATGGTGATGTTCGACACATCATCGAAGTGGTAGAAAAAACCAATATAACTGATCTCCGAAATACGGGACAGAAGATAGAATTTGAAGATAAGAATGCAAATGGAAAGAAAGCTGCAAAAGCAAATGCACTTTATAAACGACTAGTGATTGCAAAAGGAAAAGAGAATGAAGGAACCGATACACAAGAAAGTAATTAATCAAAGTGAATTGTTGTCGATGTTGAATTGGTACAGTGTCAACAATGGTAGACCAAGTATAGTAAAATCCTATCTACTTGAATGGTTGATGGGAGATAATAGGGGTCTGCAATATAATAATATCAAGAAACTTCCAGATTCCTCGATAGAACCAACCATAGGATATATTGCACGAATTCTATTCAATGGATCAACAATACCCAAAATCACCATGAAGTCTTTTGATGATTGTCTGAAGGATCTGTCCCGTAAAGGATACACATTTGAAAAACCAACTGTACCGACTGTAGATCGTCCAAAAAAGGTTACTACGGTTCCTAGAACAGTGATTGATCAGAGGATCGGTGATGTGGAACATGAGGTAGACAAATTCATCATGAATGATTGTCGTAGTGAGTTTTCTATGTTCAAATGGTTGATGGGTCATAATATCAAGTCTGTTGATGCAAAGGGGTATGTTACCATATTCCAAGATAGTGCAATGGAAATATTACAGACCATCGAGGAACCAATTAATAAGGAAATCCTTGATAACTATTCCAACCTAAACAAGACTCAACGTAGACGATACCACAAATTCCTGATGAGTATAGTGGATGATTGTTTAAAGTATGTTGATGCAATCAAGAAACCTCGTAGGAAGAAAGTGAAAACTAATGCAGACTTGACCAGTAAGGTTCAGTATTGTGCAGAATACACTGAAGGGGATTTGAGTCTCAATAGTGAAGCTCCTGAGAACATCATAGGTGCAAAACAGTTATGGGTTTACAATACTAAAACGAGATACCTATCGGGATATTATGGGATAAATGGTAGTGGGATACAGATACAAGGTACTACCATAAAGAACTACAATGAACTCACTTCTCTCACTAAGAAGTTGAGAAATCCACAACAATCATTAACCGTAGTTACAACACCACGAAGTATTGAGAATATTTTCGATCAGGTGGCCACTAAACCAAGAAATGCACCGAAACGATTAAATTCCGATACTATAATATTGGGAATCGAATGTACGGAAAAAACGTAACAGTACATCCAAGTGCAGAACAGTTTTATGAAGGTGTTCCAATCCATGCGTCAGACGATCCAGTTGCGTATGTTGATATGGTACTGAAAGAAGTGTTCATACCATTCATACAAGAATTGAATGAGTGTGGTTGGGATTGTACCGATAAAAAATTCCAAAAGGATTTTGCATCACTAATGGAGATAACAAAAGCAATGTTATACAGACAACATGGACTGGAACACCCCATACAAAAATCATTGGAAGGTGTGACAGAGTGATATGCCAATACTAGTAGATTATAACCAAATATTCATTGCAAATATAATGCAATCTCCAGGTGTTCATGTGACGGGAACGGTGGAGGAGAAATTAATTCGTCATAGTGTACTGAATACACTTAGATCATATAGGGTCAAATATACAGATGAATTCGATGAACTGATCATATGTTGTGATGACCGAAAGAATTGGAGGAGGGATATATTCAAGGAATACAAAGCCAATAGACGGAAATCCCGTGATCAATCCCATCTCGATTGGAATTCCATATACTATGTCTTGGATAAGATACGAGATGAGATAAGAGACAACTTACCCTATAGTGTGGTAAAGGTAGATTATGCAGAAGCAGATGATGTAATTGCAGTACTAACTGAACACTATTCTTTCTATGATGCACCCGTGTTGATAATATCTGGTGATAAGGATTTTCAACAGTTGCACAAATACGAGAACGTGAAACAGTACAGTCCAATCCGAAAGGAATTTATAGAGGTGGCTGATCCTCAGAAATATAAACGAGAACATATAATGAAAGGAGACAGAAGTGACGGAATACCAAATTTCATGTCACCCGATAACACTTTTACTGATGGTATAAGACAGAAACCATTGAACAAGAAAAAGTTGGAATCGTGGTCTGATATGGATCCTGAGATATTCTGTGATTATAAACAATTACGAAATTACAAGAGAAATCAATCCCTAGTGGATTTTGACTACATTCCTGAAACCATCAAGGATAATGTCTTGTTGGAATATCAGTCGAATGGTGATACAGGTAGGTCTAAGATATTCAACTACTTTGTAGAGAATCGACTGAAGGAACTTATGGAACGAATACATGATTTTTAGGAGAATATAATGGAAAGATCTCTACATGAGATATTCACAGATGTACATGAAGAAACGTCTTTTGCAAAGAAAGCTACAATTTTAAAAGAGAACGATACATATGGACTGAGACATCTATTGCGTGCAACATACGATGATGGAGTACGTTGGTTAGTACCCAATACAAGACCACCATTTGAACCGAATGATGCACCCGATTGGGATCTTGCAGGAGTAACGTTGGTCAAGGAGATGGAAAAAATAGGTAGGTTCTTGGAAGTTAAGAAAGATGGTGAGTGGGTTACTACTGATCAAGGTCGAGGAATGACTAAAGCACAAGTGGAACAACTATTCATCACCTTACTAGAAACCCTACATCCATCCGAATCCGAATTAGTTCTACAATCGGTTAAGGGTAAATTAGACTACAATGGTTTGACTAAATCGTGTGTCGAAAAAGCATTTCCGGGGTTATTACCATGACACTAGAGGAATTCTATATGACGTACTATTGGGTTAGTATTTGTTGGGATGGTGACGCTTGTACCTAGATTATTTCGATAGGTTCAAGGATATGAACCCGTATCTCCGTATTAGAGAAGATGAGTGGTCACACATCTTAGAAACCTTTGACAAGGATGACGTAAAGGAAACTCTTGCAGAGGTATTGATGGCATATCCTATACCCTATCCGACAATAACAGAGAATACCTTATACAAAGAATACATGAAACTAAAGGGCATCAAGTATCCCAATCTCTTGGTTGAGGATACTTGGTATACCAAAATGGATACATATACCTACGATTTAACCTATGGTGATAAGCAGATTTATTTCCGTAGGAACAACGTAGGTAATGCATCCTCCAACTATTTTCAACTGAAGAACAGATGGTCAGTCAGTGGTACGGTATCTCCAGGACCCGAAAGGACTTGGAACAGTAAGGACTTCATGACTACCCTTATGGGTGCAATGTACTCTATGAAGTTTACTCATATGGATGAGAAGATTCTCCGTACTATGATTGGTATACGAAAGTACATCTGTTCTCAATTCAAACCGAATGTTGCAAAGTGCATATATGATTATTTTAAATCGGAAAATGTACTCGACTTTTCAATGGGCTGGGGTGATAGACTTGCAGGATTTTATGCAAGTCATACAGGACGTGAGTATGTGGGTATAGATCCCAGGACAATCAATCATGAAATTTATAAGCTGCAAAAAGATTATTACGAAACAAATACAGGATTTTTCGAGGACGGGAAAACGTCCCGATTCATCTGCGATGCAGCAGAAGATGTCAATTTGACACAATATAGTAAGTATTTTGATACTATATTTACGAGTCCACCGTATTTCGATGTAGAGAGATATAGTGAAGAAAGCACCCAATCATGGGTAAGACACAAAAATTTAAAGGATTGGAATGAGAAATTCCTACACGTTACATTAGAGAATGTGTGGAATACACTCAAACCAAATGGACATTTATTGGTCAATATATCCGATATATATCAACGTGCAACAGGCAAGGATATACCATTAGGGATATGTGATCCGATGAATGATTTCCTATCTAAATTTTCAGACAGTGAGTACAAGGGTTGCATAGGTATGGAACTTGCAAAACGTCCAAACTGTAGGGGAATACAGACGGGAACTGAACATGGTCAAGAACGTCTAGATGAGGTGTTCTGTGAACCAATATGGATATGGAGAAAAACTGATGGGATATGATGTTGGCTTTGAATATAATGCAAAGGTATTGAAAGTCGTGGATGGGGATACGGTAGATGCACTCGTAGACTTGGGATTTTCGGTGCATAGGAAGATTAGAGTTCGACTGTATGGGATCGATGCTCCCGAAAGCAGGACAAGAGATCTTGAAGAAAAGAAAAAAGGTTTGGCTGCAAAGGCTAGATTGATTGAAATTCTTGATGAACATGATTATGAGATAATTATAAAGTCACATGGGGTAGGTAAATATGGTAGATGTCTAGGTGAACTATTCTATATCAGAGTAGAAATTGATGAAGATGAGAATGGCGAAGAGTATAAAGAGGAACTCAAAACGAGTATCAATAATCAACTAATTGTAGAAGGACATGGAGTGAGATATTATGGCGGCAAAAGATAGTAAACTGAGACAGAAAATAGAAGAATTCTATAGGTTGTGTGATAGGTTTGAATTAGTCTATCCCGACATAGAAGAGAGTAAGGGTGACATGGAGTTCACATCACCAAGTGTGGTGAGACTTACAGAGGATGCAGACATCCCACACCTTTTCGGACATTACCTATGTGATTATCATACCATAGAACCCGATGTGGTTGCAGATGTTATTTCGACTATGGTCAATGAGTCCAATACGAAACCCGTATTGGATGATCCCGTACAGAAAGCTTTTCAACACAATCTAGGACTATACCGATGATGACGATTACGATGATACTCTGTGCAATATTAGGTGCATTGATAGGTGCATTTGTGGGGATTCTAGTTATGAAGTCACGAAACCAATAATTGAAGGAGATTCACAATGAGACAACCAATGAGTAGAGCAGAAACTAGACGACAAGAACTACTAAAATCGTACAGTAAAGGGGATTCACAAAAGATCCCTGATGCAAAAAAGAAGAAGAAAAAACCTAAAAAAGTGAAATTAGACTAAACCTTTTGGGTTTTCATACGTCTAATATAGTGTAAGAGTTAAGTTAGGAGAGGTAAATAATGACATTAGGTGAATTAGTCAAGAAGTTACAAGTGTTGGAAACACATCACGGTTCCGATACGAATATCGAATTCATTATGGAAGCTGATTGTTGGTCATATGAGGAAGATGCAGTTGCACACGAAATAGACCAAACACATGGTTGGGATGATACCAAAAATCAAAAATGGGTCAACATCTACTTGAGGTAAATATGGAACACTTGAAAGATCATGCAGACTACAAGTACAACAAACCAAGAAAAATCAATACCAAGTATTCGGTGATTGGTAAGACCAAAGTACCATCTATCGATGATTCAGTTACGGTTCGTTCTTGGATTGTTCGTTCAATTTCATTGAACAATCGTTGGGGAAACCTATACCGAATACATCATGCAGACGAGAAAAAACGATATTTTAATGAAAATAAGTGAGAGGTCTTATGAAAAGAAGTAGAGCAGAAACTAGACGACAAGAACTACTGAAATCGTACCGTAAGGGAAATCCCAACAGACTACTACTACGAAAAAAAAGAAGAAAAAAGTGAAATTAGACTAAACCTTTTGGGTTTAAATTCGTCTAATATAGTGTAAGAACAAAGTTGAGAGGTTACTAAAACATGATACAAGATTCATCAGACAAGACCATTACTACGACATCCACCATTGCAAAACTACTTGCAAGTGAGGACATTTCAGTCGAACAGAAACAACTCCCGACTGCATATTTTGATGTCAAGAATCGTGTTCTTGGTTTACCCTTATGGGCATCCGAAAATAAGGACGTACACGATTTACTCGTAGGACACGAAGTTGGTCATGCACTCTATACTCCCGTCGATTTTGCAAAGATTGTTGATGAAGTCGATACGGATAATGATAAAGCTGTACTTTCCTACCACAATGTCATCGAGGACATTCGTATCGAAAAGAAGATCAAATCCAAATTTCCAGGACTGAAACGTAATTTCTATAAAGGATATCAAGAGTTGGTCGAAAGGGATTTCTTTGGTACAGAGGGCAAGGACACATCCAAGTACGGATTGATTGACCGTCTGAATATCCACTATAAGTCCGAAAAATATATCGACTTGAATATCCATTTCAGTGACAGAGAAAAACCCTTCCTTACCTTGATTGACAACCATCTCAATACATGGGATGATACGGTCAAGATTGTAAAAGCACTCTATGTGTATTCCCAAAACAACGAAGTAGAAACCCTCAAGGATTATGATTACAATAATGTCACTAGTGGTGAGTCTGATGAAACCGCTGATGGTAGTACTACTGAGGATACTGATAACTACGAATTTTCTGATAATCCCTCTAATAAGGGTAATGCAGATAGTGACAGTAGGGAATCCAATGACGATACCGACTCAGATGATGTTGGTGATGATATAGGTGACAGTAATTCAGGTGGGAAACCGTCTGCATCTAAGACTCAAGACCATTTTGAGAAAGAACTTCAGAAACTTGCAGATGACCCATATAACTATAACAACATACCACAATATACCACTATTCCCGATGTCGATGCAGAGGACTATATAGTGGATTACAAGGAAGTCCAAACCTATCTCGGCAAGGAACTGTCTGCAATTTTCGGTGATACACGATATGCAAGAGACTTTGAAATGCAAATCAAGTCCGATTTCAAAAAGTTCAAGATCTCTACTAATAAGACCGTCAACTACTTGGTCAAGGAATTTGAACTGAAAAAGAATGCACAATGTCATGTAAGGGCTAGTATTTCCAAGACGGGAGTCATCGATACAAACCGTCTGCATTCCTATCAAATCAATGATGATATTTTCAAGAGAGTGACCAATCTTCCAGAAGGGAAGAATCATGGTCTACTATTCTTCTTTGATCTGAGTGGTTCTATGCAGAATCATATTGCACCCACAATTCGTCAATTGATCAATCTGATTATGTTCTGTAATAAAGTCAATATTCCTTTCGAGGTATACGGATTTACGGATGCAGGAACAGGATTCAGAAAGATCTCCGATGACAAACAAACCAAGAAAACCACCTATAAGGAAAAGGACTTGATTCTACATGATTTCAATCTGAGGAACTATGCAAGTTCCAAGATGAGAGGTAAGGAACTCAATGATGCAATTTTTCATCTGTATGCACTGTCTTGGTTATGGGATAGTTATAGTTCATTAGTTCCTGCAGATGAGAGACTTGGTAGTACACCGCTGAATGATGCAATCATTACTGCACATGATATCATTCCTAAGTTCAAGTCTCAGTACTCACTCGAAAAAGTCCATGTGGTTTTCCTTACTGATGGTGAGTCGAATTCACTTGACTATGTTCGTGATTCCTCTACCAATAGTGGTTATAATCATGTCAATTCATATAGTAAAAAGGTCATTACTGACCCAATAACCAAAATTCAGTATTCCTATAATGGACGACATGAGAGTACATCGTGTCTACTGCAATCATTACAAGACCGTCATGGTATCAAGACTATCGGTTTCTTTATTTGTAGTATCGCTGGTATTGGACGACATCTGAAGTATAGTCACCATGATTATGGTACAGTATTCGATACTGATCAAGAAATGACTAACTTTATCAAGAAAGTCAAGAAAGACAAATTTGGTATCATTGAGAAGTACGGATATGCAGACTACTATATCGTAATTGGTGGTAGTAATTTGAATACGGATTCCGATGAGTTCGATGTCGATAAGGATAGTACTAAAGGAAAATTGACAACTGCATTCAAGAAACATACCAAATCAAGAACGATGAGTCGTGTGATACTTACTCGTTTTATTGATACCATTTCATAAAAGGAGAAATATATGAAAGAACTAACGTGTAATATACAACTCACTATAAAGATTCATGCAGACTATGACTATCCATTGAATGAGATATCCAAACAGCTGTCTCATTTATTCAAGAATCCATATAAGATAGAGTGGGATGGGTTTGATGTGATGGATTTGACCGCTGGAATAAATTTTGAGAATGATAAACCAACATTAATGGATGATGATATAACAGAGGTATAAGAGAAAATGTTTTTAGTATGGTTAGTAGGTAGTATAGCAGTATTGTTATGGATGATTTATAATTTTATGAGTAAGGAATATTGAATAAGAGATGATTGTAATTACAGTTACATATGAGAACAAGAAACGGGATCATATCTTTGTGAGTACGGAAGATAGTACCAAAAATACAGTTGGGGATGTACTCAGATCGAATTATCTCAAGTCTGATGAGGTGATGCGTTTGATCGATGAAGATGTGCATTCGATAGAAATCAGAAATTCAGAAAAGAAGAAAAAGGTATAAGAGATGATAATTAGTTATGTAGTCATAGCGGGAATATTAGTATTTTTTATAGTAGGATACATACAAGGATGAAAAAAATGAGAATGTATATGATGATGTTTGTGTTGATGTTTTGTGTAGGTTGTGTGACGAGTAGTATTACTCAGATAGATATGGGAAAGACTGATAAACGTGATGTCCATCAGAAAATCTTTGACGAGATGGATGAGATGTTGGATGCATTTAGTAAGTAAAGACGGAAATATGTACTTAATTAAGAAACCTCGAATAAATAGTAGTTTTAGGTTTCCGTTTCCCGTTATTTTTTTCCCGAAAACACGAAAAAAAGTGAAATTAGACTAAACCTTTTCGTGTTTCATCCGTCTAATATAGTGTAGACAAAAAAACAAAGGAGTATTTTATAATGAATAACGTGAAAACGATGACCAACACTCGAATCAACCAATTACAGAAAATCAAGGATACAGTTGACAGTGGTATCACTCACCTAACTGCCTCAAAAATCAAGGAAATCGTGGGAGTAGATCCTGCATGGTTGACGGGTCAGACGTACAAAACGGGTGTCACCCCTAGAGTCGATAAGGACGGGCCTTTCAAGGAAAAAGTCAATGGTAAGACCCTCATCCGTCTCCCGTTTCACCTACTGGAAGATGCTGATCCCGTTAGTGACGAGGATATCAAAAAAGTTAGCAAACGTGTCGCAAAACAACCCCCTGTGCAGGAGAAAGAGTTCACTCCTGAACCAGAAGTTGCAAAAGTAGTCAAAGAAGAACCCAAACCCTCTGATGAGGTAACAAAAGTGTCATTCATTCCTCCCGTTGATCCGTCTTATGTGAAATTCGGTCATCATAAGGACGTTGAGTCGATCATCAAGTCAGGGATTTTCTATCCTGCATTCGTCACTGGACTCAGTGGTAATGGGAAAACTTTCATGATCGAGCAGATCTGTGCAAAGCTGAAACGTGACTGCATCCGCGTGAATGTCACCATCGAAACTGATGAGGACGATCTACTTGGTGGATTCCGTCTGATAGATGGTGAAACAGTATTCCACAAAGGTCCCGTTGTCGATGCAATGGAACGTGGTGCAGTACTACTACTCGATGAAGTCGATCTTGCATCCAACAAAATCCTTGCACTCCAGCCAGTGTTGGAAGGTAAGGGAGTTTACCTCAAGAAAATCAATGAGTGGGTCACTCCTGCTGATGGATTCAACGTAATTGCAACTGCAAACACAAAAGGTAAAGGGTCTGACAGTGGTGCATTCGTCGGGACTCAAATCCTGAATGAAGCATTTCTGGAAAGATTTGCAGTCACCTTTGAGCAAGACTATCCCACTAATGCAATCGAGAAAAAGATTGTTCTTGGTGCAATGAATGCAGTCGGTAACGTGGACGAGGATTTTGCACTACACCTAGTGAAATGGGCAGACATCATCCGTAAGACTTTCCACGATGGTGGAGTCGATGAGGTTCTTGCAACTCGTAGACTAGTCCACATTGCAACGTCATTCGGGATTTTCAAAGATCGTGAGAAAGCTATCGATCTCTGTATTGCACGCTTCGATGACGAAACCAAAGAGTCGTTCAAAGAACTCTACCGAAAAATCGATGAGACTATCGAAGGTGATGCCATCGAGACATCTGATAACGAACTCGATAGAACACCGTTCTAAGAGACACTTACTAAAACACACCCTCTACCTAATTATTTTGGTGGGGGTTTTTTTCGTATACTGCTTTTCGACATAAGGAATCCCTTATTTTGCACCTACTAGTTTGGTAAATATCTCAGAGTATGGAGCGGAAAGGTTTTATATGGGGGCCCCAAATCACAGGATCCCCCCACAGGATTTCCCGTTGTTGGGGCCCCATATTATGATTCCCAAAAAGTATTTTCAGAAAAATGCAAAACAGCCTTGACAAATGCTCCAAAATATGGTATACTTAGCGTGTCTACCCCAGAGGGAGGGTGGTATAGTAAATGGCACAACCATATTGGGTTAATAAACACATACTAAGTAACATAGAGAAACCAGCTGAAAAGAAAGGAAGTTACACAGTACTACTCTGTCTGATGTTCTTATGGTCACTTATAATCATATGGGCAATTATAAAAACCCTAGTAATAGAGTTTGGTCTAAAGTTGGTACGGAAATTGCAGCTGTATAAGTAGATGGTCTGGAGAAATTTATGATATGCAAAAAGTGACGATATATGCATTGAAGTTAGTAGAAGGGAAATACTACATTGGTATGACTCGTAATATGGAAAGAAGATACAGAGAACATAAGCTTGGTCGTGGTGCTGCATGGACAAAGATGTATAGACCCATCGAGATATTAGAAGCAACTGAATATCCAGACGATGGACAAACTGATTTTGATCTAATTGAACATCAATTGACAATAAACTATGCATATGCATTAGGTAGAGATAATGTCAGGGGTGGTAGATTTGTAAATTCAATTGCAACTGGTAGACAGGTATTCCCTCATTGCTTTGGTCAATGGGAAAAGGGGAAAAGTGATCCTAGAATTAAGAAACCTGTGTGGGTGGTATGAACGAACCTATTTGGAAATTTACACACTTCATTTCTAAGCGGTATCTGTTCCATCAGAA